GCCTTCTACCTCCTCACCATGCATACCAGTGTGATACTTCTTATTCTTCCAGTTGGGATCATCCTTCTTCATCTTACTGCGTTCCCATGCAGCATAGTCACGTTCTTTCTTAGCCTGCTTCTTCTTACCATGATCACTATCATAGGTAGCATCCTCACTACCTTTCTTTGCCCTATCATAATCTACAATAGCTGCAACCGTCTTGTAAGTATCCTTAACCTTGACTTCCTTCTCTAGGATAGTTTCAATCTCTTCATCAGTGAACTTACCAGACTCTTCTAAACTATTAATAAGTTCAATTTGCTCCTTTGTATAAGCTGGATTACCTGCCTTATATCTCTTAGAAGCTTCAGTGCCTGCACGCTCATCAGCCTTAGTTACTACATATTTTTTTCTCTTAGGATTAGGAGAACCAAAGGCATCATCATCTTTCTCCCTCTTTGCCAAACTTTGGCCACCATAAGTAGCTTCACTAGTTACTTTCAAACCACCACTCATCTCATCAATCATCTTTTCGAGACCAGTAAGAACAACCTTCCTGTCTTCAGCCACTACACTCTGGTGAATCTTTTCATTGCCATGCTCATGATTAACCCTATCATACCATTTCTCAACCAAAGGCTTAGAATCACGATACTTCATGAAAGTCTCAACAGCATTAACTGGAGCTGCCTCATTCACTTTAGCAAAAGCTTTTACAAATGCTTCCTCAAGTCTAGTAATTTTATCAATTCTAACATTTGATTCATTGCCTTCTGCAGCTGCCTCAGCTAGAGTACTTTGAACCAAACCTTCTGATTCAGAAACTCCTCTTCCCTCAGCAAAAAGACCTTCAACAATCTCCTCAGCAATCTCATAAAGATCTACATCAGTAAGTTGAGTAAGAGTCATCTCACTGATTTCATCCCTTTGATCAGTCAGGTTCTCTCTAGCCTTATCATCATGTACAGCAGCATAAGCCTTATACAGGTTACTCATATCTGACATTGGACTAACACTTTACATATCTAGGATTATTTATATCTTCAAGCAACCCACCGAGTACATACCAATTCAATACTATTATCGGTCATCTCCCACTCTTCTGCTATTTGCCACCCATCTTCTTCTACAGTATTATAAAGAGCCATTCTTGCATACTGTTGGGTAAGCTTTTCAATAAATCTACTGACAGGAACATCCAAATCCCACGCATCAAGTTCAGCAACTAATTCATATGCTTCTGTCTCTTTATTCCACTTAAATCCAACATCATTATTAAGAGCAACCTCAACATGAACCTGCTCGTGTTGATGATTAGAAGGATTATCAAGCAGTCTATTTTCCAGAACATTATGTCCCATGAGTTCGAGTGCCTCAATCAAATAAGGACGTTCTTTAATTTTAGTCTTGATGCATGTGAAGTGAGACATTTTCTTCAATGGTTTGTTTTTGCTGATAATACTCTGGTTTATGTTCAACTCTCTGAACTACTCCCAGTTTCTCTTCAATACGCTCAGTTAGTTTTTCACAATTAGGCCCAACCACACCCACAACCTCTTCGGTTACGGTGCCATCTTGTTTGATAGTAAATTTAAGTGTTTGTTGTGGCATTTGTTACATCATATGTAATTTATTTATCTAGAACGTGCCCAATAGTCCAACAATCATGATAAGGGATAATAGTCATCTTAACATCATCCTCTGCCCAAGGAGGAACTATAACACAAAATCCTATTCCCAGATTAAATACCCTCTTCATTTCTTCTTCTGAAACTTCACCGGCCATCATTATCTTAGTAAAGACTTCTGGCACAGGCCAAGCATTATAATCTATATCTAACTTCAATCCTTCAGGCAAACACCTTGGAAGATTTTCTGGTATACCACCGCCAGTAATATGAGCCATACCCATAATAGGCATAGTCTTCATCAATTCTTTTACAACAGGAGCATAGATTGTAGTAGGTGTAAGCAACTCAGGCATCTCTCTAAGATAAATCTTCTGCCTCCATATCATATCATTAATTAAACTATATCCATTACTATGAACTCCACTACTCTCCATACCAATAACAACATCACCAGATTTAATACCACTACCAGTAATCAAATCATCTTCTTCTATTATACCTGTACAAAATCCAGCGAGATCAATATCAGTTGGACTTCCATATGGAGGTCCTGGTAAAGGATGTTCAGCAGTCTCTCCACCTAACAACTGCATATCTGACATCTCACATCCTTTAATAATACCTTCTAATATATTCCCCAAAATATCCTGGTCCAACTTACCTGTAGAAATATAATCAAGAAAATACCAAGGATTAGCGCCAGAACAAATTACATCATTGACGCACATAGCAACAAGATCTATACCAATAGTTGTATAATCCCCCAAAATCCTAGCTATACTTATCTTTGTTCCTACACCATCTGTACCAGAAACCAATACTGGATGATTATATTTTCCAGGGATTTTCATTATCCCATTAAATCCACCAATACAAGGAACTCTTTCTTTAATTTTCTCTACAAATTCTCTTCCTGATTCTATATCTACACCAGAATCTTTATAATTCATTGAGAATCCTTATCATTTCCACTTAACAACGAAAATCCCAACATTCTAAATTCAACTACACTAAGTGCTAATAGTGCTAAAATCAAACCAATCCACAAAGTCATTTCAATAAATCCTCCAAAGTAAATAAACTCTTAAGTTCCAATTCAGCTGATTCCATAAACTCATCAGCTTCTCTATTTTCCTGACGATCAACAATAGCAACTACACGTTCTACTATACATCCAATATCCCGAATCCTTGTTGCTGCTTTAATGGCTGAACCACCAGTAGTAATAACATCCTCCAAAATAGTAACCTTAGTTCCTTCATCTGGTATTAAACCTTCTACCCATGCCTCAGTACCATGTCCTTTTGGTTCTTTACGTACTATCAATCCATTGACCATCCTACTGTCCAGAGCAGATACCAAAGAAACTCCACTCACCAAAGGATCTGCACCCAAAGTAAGTCCTGCTACTACCTGAGTATCAATTTCCTTTAGCATCAATAAACTAGAAAGAGTTAATCCCCTTCCAGTTAATGTTACTGGTTTACAGTTCACATAATGATCGCTCCTCTTACCAGAAGAAAGTTTAAACTCTCCTTTCCGATATGCATCCTTTTTTAATAACTCAAGAAGTTCTTCCTTCATTATAGATCTCCTTCTCTACGATTCTCTGAATGATAAACATCAAACTCACCACCAGGATATCTCTTCTTCAATTTCTCAACATTAGTTGCTACGACATCATCAAACGATACTTCAAGAGCCATACAAGCTTGTGCCACATACCAAAGAACATCACCCAACTCAATAATAAGATGCTCTCTGTTATCGGCATTCCAAGGTTTTCCCTGGAATACCATCTTCTTAACGATTTCCATAAACTCACCGCCTTCAGCGCTAATCCCAACAGCACTAGTGGTAAGACGGTTAATATTGGCACCCTCTCGATCAAGGGCACCAAGACTCTCAATAAAAGATTTATAATCTTTACTACTATCGCTTGTGACAGCATCCACGAAATCAGTGTACCTATCAAAATCAACCTTTTTTGTCATTCGAACTTAAATCCCTCAAAAGATTTCTTAGGTTTATCATCATAATTATACTCCTCTTCTTTTTGATTGTCAATCAAATCTGATTGAGCAGATTGCTCACAATCATATAATCTCATCTTAGCTCTATCAATTCCAACTACAAATCTTTTATTGATGGTGGGATCATTATATCTATTTTTCAACTGTTTAACTAATATTTGATTTAACCCTTCCAACTCTTCGGTTGATATAAGAGCGAACATAAGATCAGCAGTGGCAGGAAGACCAAAAGATTCAGAGGTGTCTGTGAGATCCACATCAGAACTACCAAAGCCGGAACGAGTAGTCTGAGTAGCAGAAACAATGGGTATATTAAATTCAACAGCAAGACCCCTAAGTTCTTCAGCGATTGATTTAATATATGAATACGAGTTAATATTGCTATTTGCCCTATATCGAGAAGAAGAACATATGTTGAGATAATCAATGAAAAGGATGTCAGGTTTGAAAGATTTCTTGAGAGCCAATTCACTAAGGAGTGACTTAAAATGTCCACTATGTGCTGAAGCTGTTGGATATTCTTTAATTATAAGAGTTCCTTGTGTCTTCTGAGCAAGATTAGTTACCTTACTCTCAAACATATTCTGGGGAAGATCTGTAATTTCCTGGATATTAACATTCAAGAGATTGGCGTCGATACGTTCAGCAATCTTCTCTTCAGCCATCTCCAACGTGATATAGAGAACGTTCTTACCTTCAAGTAAGGTAGAGCTAGCAAGATGACACATAAACAAAGACTTCCCCACACCAGTACCTGCAAGAGCAATGTTGAGAGTTTTATTAGGAATTCCACCCTTTGTAATTTTGTTGAAGTATTCCAAATCGAAAGGAATTTTGTCCTCACGTCTATGGTAAGACTCATATCTTTCTTGGTAGTCTTGTAGATAATCATGTCCTATATGATTATCAAATGAAACTGCAAGAGCATCTGATAAAATACTTGGAATCGCATCAGCACTCTTCTCTTCATTACCACCATCAGCTATTGCAATAGATTCCAACAAAGCCAAATATATAGCCCTATCTCTACACCAATTCTCTGTAGTATCAACCAACCATTCAAATTCAGTTGGTTCATCATCAAGACAACTAACTAAATGAGTAAGTTCTTTAAAAGAAGTCTCATTAATATCCTTTCTCTTTTCAATTTCAATAGAAAGAATTTCTTTTGTAGGAACTTCATTATACTCCCCCACAAAAGAAAAAATTTCCTCAAAGACGATCTTTTGATTAGTATCCTGAAAATATTCCTTCTTTATAAAAGGAAGTATCTTTCTAAGATATTCTTCATTATAAAGAAGATTTTTTAAAACTAAAAACTCAATCTTATCCATAATGAAGATATGCACTCATAATATATTTGGTCTTATCTGTAGGAGCAATACCAGCATGGGGATATTCCCAAGTTGGGGGGAATACAACTACTCTACCACATATAGGAGAAATACTCAACTCATGATGAGTAAAAGCAGTTTTTCCATCATTCACATTCAAATAAAAAAGAAATGATAATGCCCTCTTAGCGGTTTCATAAGTAACAACATCCACATGTTCATCAAATCTTTCTTCCCCATTAGGAAGATATCTCTTAATTCTAAACTCCTCCAACACAGAAAATCTAGGAAGAAAAAATGAAGAAGTGTCTTTCTTATATTTCTCATAACAAAACCTAACATTAGGCATTAACCTCTTCACCATACCCATATGATGTTGATTTAAATTTAATTGAGTAAAGCAGGGTTTATTATCATCATTAATATATTCTTGTTGATCTGGATTATCCTCAAATAATCCTATAAGGTTTTCACATATATCTGGAGAAAGTATATCATCATATACTCTCACCATATGAGAACTCCGTTCGCGCAATTTCATCTAACTTCTCCAAAACCTCCGGCGTAAAGTATGTTTCAGGATCTTTATAAATTGCTTTGGCATATACTTTCTTACCATCAATCTCATATCGACCTGCTACATTTTTCCAAAGTCCGCCAAGTTCACCGAGTTCAAGAAGACCATAATATCTATCAAGACCACGAGCATCATAATACAAACGTATCTCAACCTGCTTATTTTCCTTACTTAACCGCGATTTATGAGTCTTTGCTTTGATAATATTTCCAACGACTTCTGTTCCATCCTTTTCTTTTTTCTTTCCGAGATAAATGATCGTACTTGCTGCGTACTTGAGGCCCGAACCTCCTCCCATTTCTTTTGTAGGGACATAAGAACCAATGACGTCATAAGTGTGGTTTGTTACTATTAATGGAATATTAGCCTGTCC